GCAAAAATTATTTGGAAAGAATTAGTTCGTTGGTTACCAGAAGCATGGCTTCAAAAACGCACAATTACTATGAATTATGAAAATTTATTAGCTATGTGCAGTAAAGGCCAGCGCAGATTCCATAAATTAAATGAATGGTCCGGTGTAGATAATCCGGATTTAACTAATTTTATTGCCGAAATGCGTAAATTACCATATGCCAAAGAATTTATTTTTATTGATGAAAATTAACTCATTTGACAAAATTAAAAATTTATGTTATAATATTAATATAAAATAAAGAAAGTGAGTTAAAAACATGAGCAAAAAAGATGAATTTATTGAATATGTAAAAGATTTAATTAATGAAGAAGAAATGAGTAAAGACGCAAGAGATTTTTGGGAAGCATTAAAAATTAGTAAAGAAGTTGAAAAGCCCACTTTTACGGATAATGGAAAGTTAATTATGAAATATTTACAGGAACTTCCAGATGGAAGTCCTATGATGAAAGCTAAAGAAATTGCCGAAGGAATGTTTATGGGTTCTCGTGCGGTTTCAGGTGCTATGAGAAAATTAGTTGCTGATGGTTTTGTCGATAAAGTAGGCCAAGATCCAGTAATGTATATTTTAACAGAAAAAGGTAAAAATATTAAAATTGAAGATTGATTAAAGGAGAAAAAATAAAATGAAAAAAATGGTTAATACTTGTCATTTAGAAGGATTACTTTACGAACATAAATTGGAACTTCGTGAATCCGGTCCTAATTCTAAAAATCCAGGTACTAAATTCATTATGGGTACTTTAGATGTAGCGACCGATGATGCGGTAACTAATATTGTTTCTGTTCATTTTACTTATGTAACTGAAAAAACTTCAAAAGGTTCTACAAATGCTACTTTTGGAGTATTAAAAAATATTGTTGATGGTAATTATAAAAGCGTAATGGAACATGGTGCTGAAAATGCGGTTAAATTACGTATTGATTCTGCTTTAGGTTTAAATGATTTTTATACCGAAAGAGATGGAAAAGAAGAATTAGTAAGCGCTAAACGCAATGAAGGCGGTTTCGTTCATATCACTGATTCTTTAGATGCTGATGAATCTAAACGCAATACATTCAAATGTGATATGTTAATTACAGGCGTTAGAGAAGTAGAAGCCGATGAAGAAAAACAGCTTCCAGCTAAAGTAATTGTTAAAGGCGCTATTTTTGACTTTAGAAATGCTATTCTTCCAGTTGAATTTAGTGCTACAAATCAGGGTGCTATGAATTATTTCTTAGGATTAGATGCTTCTAGTACAAATCCTACTTTCACACAGGTATGGGGCCGTCAGATTTCTGAAACTGTTGTAAAAACATTTGTAACTGAATCTGCTTTTGGTGAAGATTCTGTTCGTGAAGTTAAAAATACTAGAAAAGATTTTGTTATTACCGGTGCGTTAAAAGATCCATATGAATGGGATGATGAAAGCACATTAACAGGCGTAGAAGTTAAAGAAGCAATTGCCGCTCGTGAAACTTATTTAGCAACTGTTAAACAGCGCAATGATGAATACAAAGCTTCTAAAAACGCCGCTAACGCAACAGCTGTTCCATCTAATTCCGGATTTAATTTTTAATCAATAAGGAGCGACTAAACAATGGGTATTAATTTATTAGGTATTCAACCTCATAAAGTAAGTCGCGACTTAAGCGGCTATATTACTTACATTTATGGAGCGCCAAAGACTGGGAAAACCACTTTGGCGACCTAGATGGGTAATTCTCTTTTATTAGCATTTGAACCTGGTTATCACGCTTTACCGGGTGTTATGGCTTAGGATATTACCTCTTGGAGCGAAATGCGCCAAGTATATAGAGAATTGAAAAAGCCAGAAGTACAAGAAGTTTATAAAGCAGTTATCGTAGATACTATTGATATTGCCGCAGATAGATGTAAAAAATATATTTGTCAGCAAAATGGCATTGAAGATTTAGGAGATTTAGGTTATGGTAAAGGATGGACTAAATTTAAAGATGAATTTAATGAAATCTTCCGTGGCTTAACTCAATTAGGATACGCTGTATTTTTTATTGGACATCATAAAGAATCTATTTTAACAGATGCTAATGGAGTTTCTAAAACCGTAATTAGACCTTCTTTATCCAATTCGGTTAAAGAAGTAATTGCTGGGATGGCTGATATTTATGGTTATTCACATCAGTTAAATAAAAATGAAATGTCCGTATTAACTTTAAGAAGTACTGATGGTTCTATTGAATGCGGTTGCCGTTTTAAATACATTGAGCCACAAATCACTTTAAGTTATCAAAATCTTATTGATACTTTAACAAAAGCCATTGATAAAGAAGCGGCAGAGCATGGTGGCAAGTTTGTTACTGATGAAAAAATCCCTGTTGTAGCGGTAGAAAAAACTTATGATTTTGATGCTATGATGGAAAAAGTTCAGATGTTAATTAGTGATTTAATGACTAAAAATCAAACAAATGCTGTAAAAATTACCGCAGTAATTGATAAATATTTAGGCAAAGGGAAAAAAGTTAGTGAATGTACCCCTAGTCAATGCGAACAATTAGAATTAATTATTCAGGATTTAGAAGATTTAAATCAGTAAAATAATAAAGGGTAGTATATACTACCCTTTATTTTTATATTTGACAAAATTAAAAAAAAATGTTATAATATTAATATAAATAAAAAAAGGAGGTTTTAAAGGGTGGCACATAATGTCATTTGTTATTATTGTCAAACAAAATTTGATAGGGATAAAGAAGCTTACGCCTAGATTTCATCACGTAGATATGCTCATGCTTCTTGTGCGTTAAGAGAATGTGAAAAAGACCCAAAACTTCCAAAGCCGGAAATAATTGATCCAAATGATTTTGTAACTTGTATTTATTGTAAAAAAACTTTTAATAAATCGGAAGAAGAATTTAAATTATTTTCTAATGGAAAATACGCTCATAAAGAATGTTATGAATTAGAACAAAATAGAGAATTAACAGACCAAGAAAAATTAGAACGATATGTTATGAAATTATTTAATGCCGATTATGTATATGCGAAAATTAAAAAACAAATAAAAGATTATGTTACAAATCATGGATATACTTATTCTGGTATTCATAAAGCTTTAATTTATTATTATGAAATTAAAGGAAATAAATTTGACGAAGGAAAAGCGCAAGGCGGAATTGGAATTGTTCCTTATGTATATAATGATGCTTTTAATTATTATTATGCAATTTGGGAAGCTCAGCAAAAACAACAATATATAGTTGATGCCTCTTCATTGGAAGAATATATTCCAAAAGTTGTAGAAATTCATATTCCTGCGCCAAAACGGCAAGAGAAAAAAAGAAAATTATTTACTTTTTTGGACGAGGAGGAGAATGAATAATTGGCTTCAAAATATACTGATATAACTGCGATAGTGCAAGTTATTGGCAATGTTTATAGAAATCCTCAACTTTTGGATTTTAGTGATAAATATACTATTATTGAAGAAGACTTCCCCGATGAATTTCATAAAATAGCTTTTGGGGCAATTTATAAGTTACACGAATTGGGTGCTGATAAAATTACATTAGAAAATATTTCAGATTTTTTATCCAGTCGTCCAAAGAGTGAAGCAATTTATAAGAAAAATAAAGGCGAAGAATGGTTATTAAAAATTGCTGAAAATTGTTTACCAGAAGCTTTTGATTATTATTATAGTAGATTAAAAAAATTTACTTTATTAAGAATGTATGATAATTATGGCGTTGATGTTTCTGATATTTATGATACTGATAATATTTTAGATACAAAGAAAAAACAACAGCAAGAAGATTTATTAGATAATTCAACACTAGAAGAAATCGCTAATAAAGTAGAAGGAAAAATTGAAAGTATTAGACTTAAATATGTAGATGATGCTTTTGGAGAAGCGGTTCAAGCCGGAGATGGTATTGATGGTTTAATTGATAAACTTAAAGAACATCCAGAGGTAGGGGTTCCATTATATGGCCCATTAATTAATACCGTAACTCGTGGCGCAAGACTTAAAAAGTTTTATTTGCGGTCGGCCGCTACAGGGGCCGGAAAAACCAGGTCTATGATTGCCGATGCTTGCTATATTGCTTGTGACAAGATTTACGATGAAAGATTTGGATGGATTTATAGTGGAGCTAGTCAGCCGGTATTATTTATTGCTACCGAACAGGATAAGGAAGAAGTTCAAACCATGATGTTAGCTTTTCTTTCTGAAGTTAATGAAGAACATATTCTTAATGGACAATACTTTGGCGATGAAGAAGAACGAGTGCGTGAAGCGGCACGCATTTTAAAAGAAAGTCCATTATATATAGAACATATGCCCGATTTTTCTCTTAAAGATGTTGAAGATAAAATCAAAAAAAATATTAGAGATAATGATATAAAGTTTGTATTTTTTGATTATATTCATACAAGTATGAAAATTCTTGAAGAAATAACTCGCCGTTCAGGTGGGGTTAAACTTCGTGAAGATAATATTTTATTTATGTTATCTACAAGATTAAAAGATATTTGTAATCAATATGGTATATTTATTATGTCTGCTACACAATTAAATGGGGATTATGTTCAATCAGAAACTCCCGATTAGAATTTGCTTCGAGGGGCAAAAAGTATTGCCGACCGTATTGACTTCGGCAGTATTCTTCTTAATGTAAAAGATGAAGATTTAGTTAAATTAGAAAAAATATTAGCAACTAATGTTTTTGAAAGACCAAGTATTAAAATGTCTATTTATAAAAATAGACGAGGTAGATTTAAAGGCGTATATCTTTGGTGTAAAGCCGATTTGGGAACTTGTAGAATTAAACCTATGTTTTGTACCACATATGACTATGAGTTAGTTCAAATTGATGATATAAAAATTGTAGTTGAAGAAGAAAGTGCTTTTTAATAAAGGAGAAGAAATATGACTTATAAACCAAATTATTTTAAATATAAAATGTCTAAAACTTTAGCGAAAGAATTACTTAAAGACTATAAAGGCGATCCTCAGCCTTATTTATGTAAAGTTGTTAATGAACAGTTTAATTTAAAAGGTATTTGTACTGAAGTGATTTATTTCTAATGTTAATATTTGATAAAAATGAGGTTAAGAGTAATCTTAAC